CCGCCAGCTAGAGATGCAGCGTTTGATAATGGAATATTGAATATCACTGTATTGAATGATTTAACCGCTAATGGAGCTTTGAATACTGATATTGAAATTTTAGCTTTTATATGTGCAGGACCAGATTTTGAGTATTGTGATCCTACTGATGGTTTAGATAACTTTTCGTTGTTTCCACAGAGTGGTGAGTTGATGGAAGATGATTTGATGGCTTCTACAGCTGTTGTACCTAATATTACTTTTGGTGTTTATATTCCATCGAGTGATAAGGCACCTGTTGTCCATCATGGCGATCCCGTTACTTCTCTTAGGTATATTTTAAAGAGATATTGTACATACACCACTTTTCCTGTTATTGGTTTACCAGCTAACGGCACTGCTAGTATAAATATTGTTACGAGTGCTTTCCCTTTTCATAGGGGCAAAGCACCTGGAGGCATGCACTTAGCTGGAGGTGGTTCGTATAATTATTGTTTTAATACGCCTCTTGCTTGGTGTTCAGCAATGTTTTACGCTCGTAGAGGTGGAGTACGATGGCGATTGCGAGATTCTTCATCTGGTTTAACTATACCTAGTGTAAGAGTAATTAGAAATTCATCATCTTCCACTCATGTATATTTAGCAACTCCAGTTACAGCAGGAACTTCTGTTTCTGATGCTGCAAAGAAATCCATTACTGCCCTTAATACATCTGGAAATTCAGGTATGGCAGTAGGGACAAGCATTGATGGCTTTAAAACTCACGTAGATTGTGAAGTTCCCTATTTATCACCTAGGAGATATTTTTCTCCTCGTTTAGGTGATAATAGTTTAAATCATAATCAGGGCATAACAATAACGGCCCTAGCAACAAACAACAGTACAGCTCCTGGCAAGGAGGGATCACTGACAGCTTACATATCCGCGGCAGACGATTTTTCGTTATCGGGTTTTGTAGCAACACCTTATGTATATTACACTCCAACTTTGTTGTAGTGTCGCTAACCGGCGTAATGGTTACCAGGCAGCAGTCGCCTGGGTGGTTAACATTTATGTTAGTCACGGGTCTCTAAG